TCCCAAAAAATATAAAGGTGACCCGAATAATATTATCTATCGTTCTCTTTGGGAACGCAAATTCATGAAATATTGTGACACAAATGAAAATATTCTAGAATGGGGAAGTGAAGAGATTGTCGTTCCCTATCGTTCGCCAGTTGATAATCGATATCATAGATACTTCCCAGACTTTTATATCAAAGTTAGAGAATCTAGTGGTAAAATCAAAAAAATGATCATTGAGATCAAACCACAAAGACAATGTGTAGAACCAAAAATTCCTAAAAGAAAGACAAAAGGATACATCTTTGAAGTTGTTGAATATGCGAAAAACCAGGCAAAGTGGGAAGCAGCAAAAGAATGGTGTTTAGATCATGGTTATGAATTTAAGGTCCTCACAGAAAACGAATTAGGAATTAACTAATGGCAAGAACCATCAGAAAAGGTGGAAGAATAGGAAAAGGATATAATTATGTCGTAGAAACTGGAGAAGTAACCTACAGCAATGACCCAAATATTCCTGTAGGTTCTAATGTTTATAAGGAAGGGATAAGAAAAGACCTAAGAAGACCAAATCAAAGACCAACAGATGATGATGCAAATAGGATTAGAAATATAATAAATGATTTAATTGGTGTTGAAGATCCTGAAGAGTTAATGTTGGAAATTATGAATGCTTTAAAAGATACAGTAACTCCTGTTCCAGATGTAGGTAAATTTTATACCTTTGTTTATAATGCAAAAACACCTAATATAAGATATGATCAACACCCATTAATTGCATGTACGGAAGTTTATTCAACTGGTTTTACTGGATTAAATTTTCACTGGGGAAAATATAGAAAATATACATGGAATGAAGTTGCAGGTCAATTGTACATAGTTGACTCTGGAGAGATTGCGGATTTAAGAGAAATTCCTTACGCTAAGTTTCTAAATAGTTAAAAAAGTAGATAAATGGCAGAAGTCTATCGTTATCCATACAAAGTATTTACAGATAAGACTGATTATCTACAGATAGATATTGTTCGTTATAAATCTATTAGAGATATTAGAAATAGGGAAGAAGAAGGATCAACATCACTATCATCAAAAGCAAGAAGTAGAAATGTCAATCAGGGGCAGGAAAAATTGGAGACAATTCTTCTCCCAATGCCATCCAATGTTTCTGATAATAATGCAGTTAAATATGGAGAATCGAGTCTGAATAGTATTGCTGGTGCCGTAGTTGGGGGTGTTGGTGGTTTAATGGAGACTGGAAAAGTCATCGGAGAAGGTAGAGGTATTGGAGCATTAGTTGGTGCATTTGAAAATAGTGCCAGTAAAACACTTGAAGGAACAGTAAGTGCTGTAGGAGGACTTTCGGGTGCTCAAGGATTTATGACCAGACAACTTACATCAAGTGCGGTAAGTATACTTGGAGCAAATATTACTCCCGATCAAATTTTAGCAAGAGCAACTGGAGAAATCCTAAATCCAAATATAGAACTCCTCTTTGATAAACCAACTCTTAGATCTTTTAGATTTCAATATAAAATGACTCCTAGAAGTGCAACAGAAGGTGAACAAATCAAACAAATTATAAGATCTTTTAAGAGAAATATGGCCCCTAAACTAGGAAGTAATCAAAAAGATTTGGAAGGATTAGAATCTTTTCTTAGAACTCCAAATGTATTTGAATTGAGATATCGTCAAGGTGGTGCTGAACATCAATACTTACATAGATTCAAACAATGTTTTTTAGAAAGTATTAATGTAAATTACACTGGTGAAGGTGTTTATTCGACGTATGAAGACGGGACACCTGTTTCAATGATTATGGATCTTACCTTTAAAGAAATTGAACCAATTTATGATGTAGATCAAAACGAAGCAGGAGGAGTAGGATACTGATATGGGATACTTTAGAGAACTGCCAAATGTAGATTATCAGTCTTTTTTATCAGACAGTAATTCTACACAAAATTATTTGACAGTCAAGAATTTATTCAGAAGAAATAAATTACGTGATGACTTACAAAACGTATTCACTATTTTTGACAAGTATGAAATCGTAGAAGGTGCAAGACCAGATACAGTTGCCGAAGAATTTTATGGCAGTTCTGAACTCGACTGGGTTGTTTTAATGACTGCTGGAATCGTTAGTGTAAGAGATGAATGGCCTCTGTCGAATCGTGATCTCTACCGACTTGCAGAGAAAAAATATGGAATAGAAAACTTAACTGCACCGCACCATTATGAAACTGTAGAAGTAAAGGATGCTCAGGGAAGATTAATCTTACCTGCAGGTAAAATTGTAGATTCCAACTTTACTATTCCAAATCCAACCAATCCTGCTGTTAATATTAATCCAGTCGTTAGTGTAGAAAACTATGAATATGAAGTTAGAAAAAATAGAGAAAAATCCTCGATTTATTTACTAAGACGAGGATATTTACAACAATTTTTAAATGATATGAGAAATATTATGATTTATGACCAATCTTCTCAATATATTAACGATAATTTGATTCGTACTGAAAATACTAGGATCGTAAATTCATAAAAAAGAGGAGGTTTCCCTCCTCACAATTTACTCAGTCTGCTGCAAGTGCTGCAAAGTATGAGAGATTTTCATCCTCTTCTTCATCAAAACCAGAAGAACTAGAAGAAAGACTATTCAGTTCTTCTTTGATTGAAGATGGAACATCGGATGCGGTTTCACCACGACGTTCACGATCCCAGGACTCTTCCATCTCGACAGTTTCTTGGTCTTGCATTTTGGGAACTCCACGAATACCCAGAACATAATCAAGACGTTTCTTCAGGTCATCATAAGACTTGAATTGGTCGGCAGCAACAAACTCTTCAAGAGAATATTCCTTCTTCCAAATTGCTTCCATCGCATCATCATCGTCAAGAAGTGCATCAGGACGGGAAAACTCAGAAGAATCATAGTTACGATAACCAGCAACGTTCTTTGCTTTCAGTTTGAAGTTAGCACCTTGCCAGAAGTCAAACGGATCAATTGCTTCTTCATCTTCAAACTCAGGTTGCATTGCTGCAGTCAGTTTATCAAAGATCTTCTTACCGAACTTATACAGGAAAACTTTACCTTCGTTTTGGGGATTTGCAGGATCTTTGACAACATAGATGTTAGCAACATAAGTCAGTTTACGTTTTTGCTTACGTGCTTGTTCTTTGCCTGCATCAGTACCATTGTTCCACAGCATCGTGTTGTACTCAGACACAGGATCTTTCTGACCAAGAGTAGTCAGAGAATTTTCGATGTACCAACCACCAGGACCTTGGAATGCGTGACTGTAAAGTTTCACGAAGGGAAGATCTTCACCATTAGGTGCTGGCAGGAAACGGATGACGGCATAACCGTTACCGCTCTTATCACATTCTAGTTTCCAGAGACGATCATCACCAGAACTAGTGGTATTATTCATTTTTTCGACTTCTTTGACCAGTTTTGCGGTCAAAGAACCAAGTTTAGATTGCTTCTTAAGGTCAGCAAAAGACATTTGGATTACCTCGGATAGTTTGGATTCGGGGGATTACTCTGATAGTATAACAGGGATTCTCTCAACCGTCAACGTATTCTTTGAGAGATTTGATTGTTGCCTTCATACTACTGAATAATGTTTGCATATCAGTGCCTGAAGGAAAACCCATCATTGCAACTGATTTGCGGATGCTCTCTTTCATGTGAACCGCCTGGGGATCATCTGAAAGGGACAACCTAGTATACATCACTTGCTGCTTTTCTAGCAAGTCTGTGAGCATTTCAATATGTTCAAGTTTTTCTTTGCGGGACATCACACCAAAAGAAATAATGCTTCCGCAAATTTTTTCCTGTATTCGATTTATTTCACCCAATTCTTCTTGGATGATTTCAGATTGAAAAAATTCACTCATTTATAATATCCCGCAAAATTTTTTTAAATTTGAATACATCAATATTTAGAAAGGGGGAATATTTTTTTAATTTTAAACTGACGGTTTCCCACACTGGGTCCAAAAGTTGCTTATCAAAGTTTTTTGAAAAACCAAATATTTTTTCGTAAATTGTTAAAGTTTCTAGTGACAACTGTCCGCCCAGAAACTTCTTTAGAATTGGTGGATGACCTTTCGAACAATTGAAAGCATCGTCTAATTTGTTCTCCAAGAACAATTCGTTGCTTTGTTCTTTGAACAAGTACGTCAAACTCTGTTGCCGATTTATCCATTCGGCGTAAGTCCTTTCTCCAGAATTGATAATTTCTCCAATCCATAGGTTTTGTGGGTTATCGGTGGCAGTGAAATTGGATACAAGAAAATCTACGACTTCCTTATCACTATATTTACGCGAAGTTTTTTCAAACCAATACTTATCTTTCCTCTTATTGAAAGAGGTTACACTAGCACGGGTCTTCGCACCATACTTAAAGAAATCGTATTTTGGATTTGTAAAATGGTTTTTTAACGACAAATAATGTTGATAGGTCTCAAACGGGGTCACTTTCAGCATCGACTAACTCAAGATCTTCAATACAATCAACTGTAACTTCATGCTCGGCAATACGATACCAATGTTTATGTACACCAAGAGTATCTGGATAAAATCCAAGATACTCAATATCATCACATTTATTCTCACGCAACCATGCCTGAAGACGATGGTGCATTAATTCATCACGAGTAATCATAGTGGTAGTTTTGCTCTAGAAGTTCGTTTCATAAAATTAAGTCTTGTAGCATCCCACTTAAGTTTTTCTTTCAGTGGTTTAGATACAAGTTTCGTTACTGATTCTACCTCAAGTTCGTTGATATCGCAATAATGACAAATAGCATCAATGTAATTGAGTTTTTCCTCAATTACAATTTTTTCAATTTCTAATGCAAATTTTGATGGTGTTAAAAATTTACTTTCAATTGCCTGTTCTAGTTCTTTATTAGGTTCCATAGAGTTCCAATTTATCTCTAACAAACTTTCCAATGTATTCTGTGAGAAGTTTGATGTATTTTGATTTGTCTCGTTCTTCATAGACGACGCATTCTCCATTTTCACAAGCCATGATGATTACAAGTTTTTTGACTGATATTCCAGTCAGTTCGTACAGCATACAACCATATGCCATGCACTGTACAAAGTAGTGGTCGATCCACTCTCGTGGTTTTGGTTTTTTAGAAGTCTTAAAGTCGATTATTGCTAATTCGCCGTCATATTCAGCGATACAATCAACAGTTCCAGCAATACCAAGTTCTTTACTATATAGGGACCCTTCAAGGGCGTATATATTATTTATTCGATTTAAGTCTGTTTTAGCAATCTTAAACAGAAAATCTGAAATCGGTTGGACTTTTGGTAGTTCTTCATTCTTGAGATGATGCTCTACTAATGTATGCATGTCTGTACCACGACTTGTTGCTGCCTTTGTGATACGATCTGCTTCTTCATTACCAACTTTCTTACGCCAGTTGACGAAGATCTCCTTATTAAAATGACTGGTCACCGAAGTAATCGAGACCAGTCGGAGAAGTTCTTCGTCGTCAGGAACTTTGTAATACCTTACACCATCAATAGTCTCCCTTTCAAGACTAGGGAGACTAACATCAACATGATTAAACATCAAAAACCTGCATCCATTTTTGCGACTAAGTACTCTTTAACAAGACCAGAACGAACGATATCATCAATACCAAATTCAATAACATCAAATGAAGGCATTGATCTCAAAATTCTCATAAAATCAATAATACCATTACGCTCGTTTGTTTTCTGAAGGTCAGACTGAGTTGCATCACCACAGAAACAAATTTTGGTGTTTTCACCAACTCGTGTAATTATACTATCAAGTTCGTGAAAATTCAAGTTTTGGAATTCATCAACAATCACAATAGCATTATCGAGTGTAGTTCCACGCAAGAAAGAAGTTGACCAGAACTTAATCGTTTCTTGTGCCTTGAGATTTCCATAGAGCATTTCGAAATCTGCATCAGAAGGCATTTGGAACATATACTTCACCATATTCTTATAAGGAATCTGGTAAATATCAGACTTATCTTCATATGTTCCAGGAAGGAATCCAATTTCACGAGTTGAAACTAGTGAACGAACTAGATAAATTTTTTCATATGGAGTATTTTCACTTAAAACATCAGCAAGAGCGTTATAAAGAGTGATGAAAGTTTTACCAGTTCCAGCACATCCATATGCTACAAGATGTTTATCTTCAGCATATGAATCGAATAACCGCTTTTGATTATCTGTAAGTGGATCAATATCAATCAGATAATCATTACCTAACGGTTTTTTCCGTTTCATTTGTTTTGCAGTCAAACCAACTCCAATTGGTTGGTCACCATTTCCTCTCTTTTTTCTTGCCATAGATTGCTTAGATTTTTTTTACTCTTGAACCGGGCATTTTTGCTGCTCTTCCGAGCACATCATTCCATCCAGGATTTTTAGCGACTAATTTATCGCGCCACTCACCAACTTCCCCTGGTTGAGGGCAAGTTGAAGGATCAGACCAATCCCGTTGCCATTCGGGATTGTCTTTACACCATTGAGACCAGTCGTGAACACTCATCGATACTTCTTTTTGTTCACCTGTCTCTTTGTTAATTACAGGATATGTCGCCATTTGTTTTGAAATAATAACATTCAAGATAATTTATTTAGACCCACTCTAGGGCTTCTGCAACTGTAGGGAACTGTTCTGCAAAGATTTTTTTACATTGCTCAGCAATTTCCATGTGCTCCTTCTGGGTGCCATTAGCAGACCTCAGAGTTATATAATGAATCCATGACCTACATGAGCCTGACATGTAGAGTCTGGTGGGCGTAGCGAGGGGAAGCACAAAACGAGCACATTCCTTTGCGATTCCCATATCAAGCATTGATTGATAAAGCACCATTGCTTCATCAAAGTGCTTCCTCATTTTAATCTCGAACTCCTGCTTAACGAAAGGATCAATGTCGTCAATAGAATTTTGACGATTCTTGGTATCCTGACGGCGAAGTTCTGGGAGTTCGATCTTCTCCGAGAGTAGGGAAGAATCAGCATAACGTTGCGAAAATTCTTGATATGTGAACGAACGGTGACGCAAAATTTGAGCCGCCAGACCACGAGTAGTCTCAATTTCCAGAGTCATGAACGATTGTTCAAAGACACTCCAGTGGTTGTGCTTAATACAATATCCCAACAACTTAGCATAGTTGGGATTCTCTTGGTTATTTGGATTAGACACACGCGCAACGTATGCCATTGTTTTCTCCGCATCGGGAGTTACACTTACCAGTTTTACGCTCATTTCTTAATCAATCAGGGTAGCCATCGTCATCATCAAAAATTTCATCATAATCATGAAGATTAGATGTAATTTCTTCGTAACTCTTTGGTTTGGTATATGCAGAAACATCAGAGTATACTTCTGCCTTGAGAGAATCTACCAAAAGTTCAAGGTTACGGACAATCAGTTTTAGTTTGTCCTTGTCCATAAGATAGGTTCTTACTAGATTTATTTTAGCACAAAAAAAGCGGGGTATCAACCCCGCTCTTTATTCGTTTACAAGTAACTCACTTATTATAAGTGTGTCCACGATAGCAGAAGGTGCCGTGGGTTTCCCCTTCACCTTGCTTGCACTCATACTGAACACCACGATAAGATGTCATATGAATTTGTGCATCGTGAAGTGCAGATGCTTTTTTGATCTGCTTTTTGATCATGTTAAGTGTGTTCATTGGTTGTCTCCTGAAATACTAAGGTTAATTAAAACCCGTTCCTTCAGTCGTTTGCGTCCTGTGTTTCAAAGCATTGAGGATCTGTATGTTCCATCCAGTGGATGAGAATATCAGCCTTCTCAAAAGGGGTGAAAAGAGTTGTCTCTTCCAATCCCTCTCTCAACCAATTAAAATCATCACAGCGAAGATAATTCTCCACTGGGACATGGCTGAAGAAGATGAGTGCTAATGAAAGCATAGGATGAACGCTCCGTTCCGCGACTTACTTGCGTCCCCGAGGGGATGAACGTACAGGTATTATATACCTTGTGCGATTATTTAGCAACCATGCTCTGTATAATTTGATACAAAACCCTACAGACTCAAATTTTTGCCGGGAAATTTTCCGCCGATATTTGGAAACAAAAGTCGATTTTGGTTTCAGCGTTCAATATAACTCAGAGTATTGTTGTCTGCTTTGAGTTGCTGGATTATTATATCACAACCAACCTTGGGAGTACACTCACCACAGGTGAAGAGATCAACTGCTGCTTCACCCTTCTCTGGCCACGTATGAATACTAATATGACTCTCAGAGAGCAGTGTAAGCACCGTTACGCCTTGTGGTTCAAACTTTTTGTATATGGTTTGGATAACTGTTGCTCCGCTTGCTGTGGCGGCATTCTCAAGCAAGTCAATAAGAAAAATCTCGTTGTTTAATAGGTCAAACGAGCACCCATAAAGATTA